TCTTTTTGTCCCAGAGTTGTGAGAGAGTTTTCAATGTACCAACCACCAGTGCCTTGGAAGGCATGGGAGTACATCTTTGCCCAAGGGAGATCTTCTCCATCAGGGGCAGGCAGGAAACGAAGAACGGCAAACCCGTTACCAACTTTATCTACTTCGGGTTTCCAGAGGCGATCATCACCTCCACCACCACTATTATTCATCTTCTCTACTTCTTTGACAAGTTTGGAAGTCAGAGAACCAATAGAGGATTGCTTTTTAAGATCAGAAAAGGACATTTTTGTATTTGTGAGATTTGGCTTTTAAGACTCAAGTATTATATGATATTTTGTATTTATTTGCAACAGGTAAGTGCTTTTCAAAGTTTGAGGTAACTCGATAAACGATAGACGTTCTATAAGCATACTTATACGTTGGAGATAATCCCCTATGAGGATGTTGTGAAGGAATAATTATAATCCTTCCAGGAATATATTCGTATTCCTCAATGACAGAAGCATCATTATCATAGGATTCCAACATTTGAAATTGTCCACCCCATTCAGGTTTCCAATCCGTAGAAGAGAATATCATAATAGTATATTCATCATCAAATCCTTTTGGAGCATCGGAATGACATGTTCCGTCTACTCCATATGGTTGAAGATTGACACTAATTTGAGAAAGGTAATATTGTTGCTTAATTATACTCTCCAACATGCGGAACTGCGAGTAATAAGCAGGAAAGTGTTTTGAATTAAATCTTGTTATCTCGTTAATTCCAGATCGAGAAAAAATAGTTTCACCCAAAAGTCTATGAGATCCAATGTTCCCATAAGGAACTGTTTTCCTATTAGCAATATTTGTAAATTTATAACCTAAGTCGAAGATATGATTTTGAAAAAATTCCCACAAATACTTTTGATCAAAAGCATCATCTATCACTTTGCATAAAGACATAAAAAAAAAAATTAAATCATGTGAATTTTTATTTGGTAGAATTTTAGATGTCAAAACCCTGTGTGTCAATCTGCTTCTTCATGGCGTCGAGCATCTTTCCCATATTGGAGAAGATGACACTAATGTCAACATCCTTAGGAAGCCCCATCATTGTAGCAGATTCTACAATACGGGTTTTCATCATCTTTGCTTCGGGATCATCGGACAAACTCAGTCTCGTATAGAGAACCTTTTGTTTATCCAGAAGTCTTTCCAGAAGAGACACATGAAACTTTTTCTCCTCTGTATTCATAGAGGGGAACTTAAAAACACTACTATAAACTTCTTCTTGAAGTTCCTGAATTTCCGTCATTTCTGCACGGACTACATCAGAATCAAAAAAACTCATGCTTCTCCTAAAACTACTTCTTTCAATATTTTTTTGTAACGAAATACATCTATATTTAGGAAAGGTGTGTACTTTCTCAGTTTTAAACTAACTGATGTCCATACAGGATCAGTCAATTGTTTATCCCAGTTTGTTTTATATCCAAGGATAAGATTCAATATTACCATAGTTTCGATAGAAACATTACCCCTTAGATACTCTTTAAGAATCTGCGGATGTTTCGATCTATCTAAGGCAAACATTGAATCTATATTGTTGTCAATGAATACTTTACTAGTTTCTTCCTTAAAAAGATAAGAAAGAGACTGAGTGCGTTTCTTCCATGACATGTATCTACCTTCACCTTCTCGGATCATCTCACCAATCCACAATTTAGATGGATCAGTGCAGTCAATGAAGTTAGACACGAAGAATTCTACTACTTCTTTATCTGATTTGTTACGTGCTAATTTTTCAAACCAGAATCTATCTTTGCGTTTATAAAAAGAATTTACTGTGGCACGACTTTTACCACAATACTTATGATAATCGTATTTCTCTTTAGTGAAGTGATTTTTCAAAGAGAGATATGATTTATAGGCATCGAACGGCATCACTGAAAAACCCTATAGATGAAAATTTTGCCGGAAATTTTTTTGCCCCTTTTTTGAAATTAAAAGCTAATTTTGGTTAGAGAGGCAACTTGGCACGAGATGTTCTCTTAAGGAAGTTAAGTTCCATTGCTTCGTACTTTAACTTCTCTTTTAGAGGTTTGGATATAAGTTTGGGGACGGACTCCACGTCAATTGAATTCAGATCACAGAAGTGAACGATGGCATCGATATAACTCATATCTTGATTTTCAAGGACAAGTTTCTCAATATCCTGCGCGAATTTTGACGGGCAGAAGAATTTCTTTTCTAGTGCTTTTTCTAGTTCATTCTCCATTCTCTGTCCTAGTATTGTGATGTACAAATTCTTTAATGTAACGAACTAGAAGTTTAATATAGTCGCCTTTGTTTCTTTTGTCAAATACTTCTACTTCACCGCTGGGAGTTACCATGAGCGTGATTAGTTTTTTAACTGGAATTCCAGTCATCTCATAGTAGGCACACGCATAAAATGTTTCTTGGACGAAATAATTTTCCAACCATTTCTCAGGTTTGATCTTTTCAGATGTCTTAAAGTCAATGACTGCAAGTTCTCCTTCGTACTCACCGATGCAGTCAACCCTACCAGCTAATCCAAGATACTCTGAATATAAAGTCCTTTCAATAGCATGTACGTTATTTATCTTATCAAGATATGGTTTAGCATGATGGAACATAAACTGAGTCATAGGACGGAAGTCATCCCAGTTCAGTTGTAGATTCATCAAATATGCCTGTGCTGCTTCATGAAAGTCTGTTCCTCTCGCAGTTGCTTTCTTTGTAATGCGATTTGCCTCTTCAATACCAACTCGCTTTCGCCACTTTACGAAGATTTCTCTATTGTAGAAGGAAGTCACAGAAGTGATGGAAGGAACCCACTGTCCATCTGGAAGATTATAGAAGCGAATTCCCTGTGTTTCTTTTTTGTTTAGTTCAATGTCACCCAGATAATTATGATGAATGAAGTTCATAGTTTAAGTTCGTCTTTCGCAAGCAAGTATTCTTTACATAGTCCAGAGCGGACAATATCTTCAACACCAAATTCAATAATATCAACTGAAGGCATAACTCTAAGAATATTCATGAAGTCATGAATACCATTTCTTTCATTCTGTTTAACCAAGTCAGTCTGAGTTGCGTCACCACAGAACATAATCTTGGTATCTTCACCAACCCTAGTAATAATACTATCAAGTTCATGAAAATTCAAGTTTTGATATTCATCAACGATAATAATTGCTCTATCTAAAGTTGTTCCTCTGATGAAAGAGGTGCTCCAGAAACTAATTGTTCCCTGAGTCTTCAGATTGCCGTAAAGCATTTCAAAGTCTGTCTCTGAGGGAAGAGAAAACATGTACTTTACCATATTCTTGTAAGGAATCTGATAGATATCAGACTTGTCCTCATGATCTCCAGGAAGGAAACCAATCTCTCTAGTTGCTACAAGAGATCGAACAATGTAAATCTTATCATATGGAGATCTTTCATCAAGAACTTCTCTCAATGCATTATAAAGAGTGATGAATGTTTTACCTGTACCAGCCGCACCATATGCAACTAAGTTTTTATTATCAGAATATGCATCAAATAATTTTTGTTGATTATCGGTGAGAGGATCAATACTCCTCATCAATTCAGTGTTAATTGGTTTGCGGCGCTTCATTTGCTTTGCAGTTAAACCGACACCAATAGGTTGCTCTCTTTTTCTTTTTGCAGGCATAGATTAGACGGGTTTGACAGTAGAACCGGGGTACTTAGATGCACGATGTAAAACATCGTTCCATCCAGGATGAGACTTTTTAAGTTTATCATAAACTTCTCCGAGTTCACCGCATCCAGGTGCAGTGCTTGGATCACTCCAATCTCTTTGCCATTCAGGATTGTCCTCTAACCACTGAGTCCATTCATGTACACTAAGTTTGACATCCTTTTGTTCACCAGTTTCCTTATTAATAACAGGATATGTAGCCATAGAAATTAACTCACGATATTATATTTATTCACCATTCCAATGCTTCCGCAATGGAAGGAAACTGTTCTTTAAAGACACGCTTAGCGTCATTAGCAATGTCCATGTGCTCCTTCTGTGTGCCGTTTGCAGAGCGCAAATCAATGTAATGAATCCATGAGCGGATAGAACCCGACATGTAGAGTCTGGTGGGCACAGCGAGGGGAAGGACGAAGCGAGCACACTCCTTAGCGATACCTTCACGGAGAAGTTCATTGTACAGATCCATACCTTCATTGAAATAGTTTTCAATGCGTTGATTCAAGAACTTGGTTTGTTCTGGATCGATATCGTCAATAGAGTTCTGACGATTCTTTTCATCTTGACGACGAAGTTCAGGAAGAGGAATACCAGAATCCAACCAGTTCACATCAGCGTATCTTTGTGAAAATTCCTGATAGGTGAAACTCCTATGCCGAAGCACCTGAGCCGCGATACCACGACTGGTGTTCAGTTCCAGAGTCATGAATGCTTGTTCAAAAATACTCCAGTGCTGATGTTTGATACAATATTTCAACAATCCAGAGAACTTTTCATTATCTTGATTTTG